CGTCTTCTGCGAAAGTTGGTGGCCTTGTTGCTCCTTTTGCACAAGGACCTGTCGAAGTTCCAACTTTGATCGGATCAGAAAAAGACTTACTTGACAATTTTGGAAAACCATATGGTAATGACAAGCACTATGAGCATTGGATGGTAGCATCCTCATATCTTGCATATGGTGCCGGACTTAGAGTTGTCAGATCTGACAGCATCAACTCTGCAAATGCATATGTCGGAACTGGATCTTCCATTAAAATCAAGAGTGTAGATCACTACGAACAGCTTCAATACGACGAAAATGTCATTGCTGGCAAAACATTTGTTTCCAAGAATCCAGGATCTTGGGCAAATGGAATTAGACTTGCCATTATCGACGCAAAAGCAGATCAAATTCTGACTGGTATTACAACATCAGGAATTACAGTCGGAATGGGTGTAACCCAAACTTTAGTAGGAAGAGTTGACATTGGTGCCGGAACAACAACGGCATTGGACGGAGAACTCAAGGGTATTGTTACCGAAGTTGGTGACAGTCAAATTTCAGTAAAAGTTCTTTCACACGTTTCTGCAGCAGGAACTGAATACGTTAAGGATTATCAAGAGAGTGGAACATGGGCGTTCACTGCTTCTGGTAGTCTTGGCATTCATACTGCTGGTCAGGCAGCATCGTTTGCAACTACTTCTTATACTGCAAGACAGGACTGGTTCTCACAGCAGACTGCAGCAGTTTCGACAAGCACTGTTGGAGGAACAACAAATGTTGTAACTCAAGCATGGAACACATTAGCAGATCGTCCAGGAACTTCTCAGTATGCTGCTGATAGAGGAGGAAGATTTGACGAGGTTCACGTTGTAGTTATTGATGGTGAGGGTAAGATCACTGGAAATACTGGAACAATCCTTGAGAAGCACCTTAGTCTTTCTAAGGCAACAGATGCAGAATTCTCTGCAGGATCAACTTCTTACTGGAGAAATTATCTGAAGGATAATTCAGCATATGTATTCGGTGGTGATGAACCAAACTCTGGTATCACAACCACTGGTTTCTCCTCAGGTTTCACACTCGCAACTGGAACCTCTTGGGATCAAGATGCTGAGGGTGTAATTTTCTCTGCTTCCGGTAAGCAAGATTTCACTCTTGGTAGTGGTGCTAACAACGATGGTGGTTCTGATGTTACCGCAGCAGGAGCACTTCAACCAGCACTCAATCAACTGGTAACTGGTTATGGTCTCCTTCAGAACAAAGAACAATATGATGTAGATTTCATTCTGATGGGATCTGCAAACTATGAGAAAGAAACTGCACAGGCACTTGCCAATAAGGTAATTGCTGCTGCAGATGCAAGAAAAGATGCAATCGCATTTGTTTCACCTTATAGAAAAGCATTCCTCACGGATACTGCTGCTGGATCTGTAACAGTCAACAATGATGAAACTATCACTAATAATGTATTAGAGTTCTACTCACCAATCACTTCATCTTCTTATGCAGTGTTTGATAGTGGATACAAGTACATGTATGATAGATTTAACAATACCTTCAGATACATTCCTCTGAATGGTGATATTGCTGGACTTTGTGCTCGTAATGACATTGACAACTTCCCATGGTTCTCACCTGCAGGAACACAAAGAGGTGCAATCCTCAATGCAGTCAAGTTAACTTACAATCCAAATCAAACACAAAGAGATAGATTGTATTCGGCAAGAATCAATCCAGTTATTGTTTCACCTGGTGGTGGTGTTACACTCTTCGGTGATAAGACTGGACTTGCCAAGTCATCCGCATTTGACAGAATTAACGTTCGTCGTTTGTTCATCTATCTTGAGGATGCAATCTCTGCTGCTGCAAGAGATCAACTCTTTGAGTTCAACGATGAAATCACAAGAACTAACTTTGTGAACATTGTTGAACCATTCCTCCGTGATGTTCAGGCAAAACGAGGTATTCAAGATTATGTTGTTATTTGCGATGAGACAAATAACACTGCTGCAATTATAGATAATAATGAGTTTGTGGCAGAAATCTTCATCAAACCTGCAAGATCAATCAACTTCATTGGTCTTACATTTGTTGCCACCAGAACTGGTGTTTCATTTGAAGAAGTTATCGGTAACGTTTAATTTAGAGGTTTAAAGAAAAATGCCTAGTCGCCAACAACGTAATACCTCACCAGTAAGAACAATTAGTGATTTTAAGAGCAGACTGTCTGGTGGTGGTGCAAGACCCAATCTATTTGAAGTCGAATTAGCATTCCCCGATGCTGTTTCCATTGAAAATGATGTTCTCCAAAAAGCAAGATTTCTCGTAAAGGCAGCAGCTCTGCCTGCCTCTACGATTGCTAACATTGACGTTCCTTTCAGAGGAAGAATCTTAAAGATTGCAGGAGACAGAACTTTCGAAACCTGGACAATCACTGTCATCAATGATGTTGATTTCTCTATTCGTTCTGCTTTTGAAAAGTGGATGAATGCAATCAACAAGTTGACTGATGGAACCGGACTTACAAATCCAATTGATTATCAAAAGGATGCTATTGTTAAGCAACTGGATCGTGACGGTTCAGTTCTCAGATCTTACAAGTTCTGGGATATCTTCCCAACAAATATTTCCACAATTGACCTGAACTACGAAACGACTGATACCATTCAGGAGTTCACTGTAGAAATGCAGGTTCATTATTGGGAAGCATTTAAGGGAACTGCTCCACAATCCGGTGGTGAGGACATCAGCTAAATAGTAAAATAACAGTCTAGTCAGTTTTATACTATGGCAAAACTTTTTGGTTTTTCTATTGAGGATACAGAAAAGAAATCCAAGACTATAGTTTCCCCCGTCCCCGAAAATAACGAGGACGGGGTTGATAACTATATTAGTAGTGGATTTTATGGTTCGTATGTAGATATTGAAGGGCAATATAGAACAGAATTTGATTTAATTAAAAGATACAGAGAAATGTCTCTCCATCCCGAAGCAGATGGAGCAATCGAAGATGTTGTCAATGAGGCACTTGTCAGTGACCTTTATGACTCTCCCATTGAGATTGAACTTTCTAATCTCAACGCTACTGATAAATTAAAGAAAGCAATTAGAGAAGAATTTAAATATATCAAAGAACTTTTAGATTTTGATAAAAAAGCACACGAAATTTTTAGAAATTGGTATATAGACGGTCGTTTATTTTATCATAAAGTTATTGATCTTAAGGCACCTCAGGAAGGAATCAAAGAACTGAGGTATATTGATCCAATGAAAATTCGTTTTGTCCGTCAGGAAAAGAAAAAAGATAAGAATATTATTGGACCAAATATTCCTGGTCGTGATGAAGCAAAAAATGGTATTGCTCCAGAGATTGAAGAATATTTTCTCTATACCCCTAAACCTGCATATCCAACTACCAGTTTAAGTGGTGGAGGAGGAGCAAAAGGAACTAGAATTGCAAAAGATGCAATCACTTATTGCACTTCTGGTTTAGTTGATCGTAATAAAGGAAACGTTCTTTCTTATCTCCATAAAGCAATCAAGTCACTCAATCAACTTAGAATGATTGAGGATTCTCTTGTTATCTATAGATTATCAAGAGCACCAGAACGTAGAATTTTCTACATTGATGTTGGCAATCTTCCAAAAGTCAAGGCAGAACAATATCTGCGTGATGTTATGATGCGTTATCGTAACAAACTTGTGTATGATGCAAACACAGGTGAAGTTCGTGATGATCGTAAGTTCATGTCAATGATGGAAGACTTCTGGCTTCCTAGAAGAGAAGGTGGTCGTGGTACTGAGATTACCACACTTCCTGGTGGACAAAATCTTGGTGAACTTTCTGATATTGAATATTTCCAGAAGAAACTGTATAGATCACTTGGAGTTCCTGAATCAAGGATTGCTGCTGATGGTGGTTTTAACTTGGGAAGATCATCAGAGATCCTCCGTGATGAATTAAAATTTGCCAAGTTTGTAGGTAGATTGAGAAAGAGATTTGCACAGATGTTCAGTGATATGCTGAAAACACAACTGATTCTCAAAAATATCGTAAGTACAGAAGATTGGGATAAGATCAATGATCATATTCAATATGACTTCTTATATGATAATCAGTTTGCAGAACTGAAAGAGTCTGAAATGTTGAATGAAAGACTCGGTATTCTTGCAACAATCGAACCCTATATCGGCAAGTATTATTCTCAAGAGTGGGTTCGCAAGAAAGTTCTTCGTCAGACTGATGGAGAAATTATTGAAATGGACGAGCAAATTGAACAAGAGATCAAAGATGGAGTAATTCCAGATCCAAGTTCAGTAGATCCAATTACTGGAGAACCTTTACCAGATGCAGGTGGAGAAATGCTTGGTGATGTTCCAATGGAACCAGAAGTGAACGGTGGAATCACTGATGCTGACGGCAAAGCTGCTGAGATATAAATAGAAAATATAGTTATTATAAATTTTCATGGAAGAAATTGTAAATTTGATCGGATCAGATTCGTCTGCGTCTGATATCAGTGACAAAATTAAGGATGTTCTGTATTCAAAAGCAGCAGAACGCATCAATACCATTCGTCCAACAGTTGGTGCATCCATGTTTGGTGATTCCAATTTAGACACAGAAGAGGAGCAAGATGGCTAGAACTTTATTAGTTGGATCTGGAGCTGAGGTTGCACTCAATTCAGCAACTACTGTTGATAATGCAACTGTCGTCAGAGTTATTAATCTCTCTGGTGCTGATGCAACTGTCAGTGTTGCAAAAAGCACTACAACTGGTTATGCAAGCACTGCCACTGTAACTCTACCTGACGATAGAGTTGAATTTTTCGAAAAAGG